TTCTGTGCTGAATATTGATAAGAGAACTCCCCGCTAATTACATTAGCATTTGTGTACGTCCACACAGGATCTGCCGGTCTGTCCATCACGACAGTGAACTCACGACCATTCCAAACAGGCATCGCGCGGAAGATTGAACAGATATCATTAATCACATCGTATGCTTTGCGCTGATCTGTTAACCACGCATTGCAAGTAAATCTTGGCTCTTGTCCACCAAAACCATCTGGCACTATTTGATCGCAGTATTGCGCAGCTTGATATAACGCCCACTTATCAACGTTGAATTCACCTAAACGCCAGCCAAGACCATAGCGTTTATTTGTCATCAAGTCGTATAAAA